TGACGCTTTGGTCGAATACGCCAACGGAACCACAGGCACACCGGCCAATGACGCAGGTATCGTCATCGAGAGGGGTTCGGCGGATAACGCATTCATCGGTTTCGATGAATCAGAGGACAAGTTCAAAGTGGGTACAGGTACTTTCACAGGTGCCAGCACAGGTAACCTGACAATAGCAACAGGTACGTTGGTAGCGAACATTGAAGGTAACGTGACAGGTGATGTAACAGGAAACGCTGATACAGCCACAACACTTGAAACTGCCAGGAACATCGGTGGTGTTTCATTCAATGGATCAGCCAACATCAACCTACCAGGTGTGAACACAGCGGGTAACCAGGACACGTCAGGAACGGCGGCGATTGCCACAACGGTGACGGTTGCGGACGAGAGCTCTGACACCAGTTGTAACATACTTTTCGCCACAGCGGCATCAGGTAATCTAGCACCCAAATCAGGAACCAACCTTACTTTCAACAGTAGTAATGGTTCTGTTACTGCAACAACGTTTGTAGGTGACTTGACAGGTACAGCAACAGCGGCGGAATATTCTGACGTTGCTGAAAGATTCGCATCTGACTCAGCCTATGAAGCAGGAACAGTTGTTGCACTAGGTGGTGCGGCAGAGATCACGCAAGTGAACGAAGAAGGATCAGACGAAGTGTTTGGTGTTATTTCTAGTTTACAACAGGCGGCCTTCAAAATGAATGGTGGAGCAGGTAACGACGACACCCACCCATACATAGCGATGACGGGTAGGGTAAATGTCAAAGTGATCGGCACAGTGAACAAGGGTGACAGACTCATATCTGCATCAGTTCCAGGTTACGCTAGAGCGGCCACGAAAGCGGAATGCACAGCATTCAACGTTATTGGTAGAGCGTTAACTGGTAAAACAGAAGCGGGACAGGGTTCAGTATTAGCGGCGGTCAGAGTCAGCCACTAGTAAATACCTACACTTTTTAATAGTATCAAAAGGCGGTCTTCGGATCGCCTTTTTTTTGTGGCGTATAAATACCTATACTGCTGTCAGTCGGCAATGATACGGAGACTGTGTGTGACATGTGTCGCACTAACATTATTATAAGGAGTACCCTGGTATGGCCATAGGTCGTATAACTGGGTCGGTACTGAAGTCGAATCTGACTAGGAACGGTACGGACCTGGCATTTGAAACAAACCTTTTATACCTCGATGTAACTAACAGTCGAGTGGGTATTGGTACTTCAGAACCCACAACAGCATTACAGGTAGCAGGAACAGTCACAGCCACAGCACTGACAGTAGACAATGTCACATCAACAAATTTTACTGTTGATGCTTCGGCTGACATTTTCTTAGATGCGGGCGGAGGTGATATCATACTTAGAAAAGGTGGCGGCACACAATTCGCTCACCTGACCAACAGCAATGACGATTTTATTGTAAAAGCGAACGTACAGGATAAAGATTTAATCATTAAAGGTAATGATGGTGGATCAGAAATCACAGCATTATCTTTAGATATGTCAAATGCCGGTGAGGCTACATTTAATGCTGGTGTTACTGCTACAGATTTAAAACTTAATACTACAGGCACAGGCGATACAATATTATTGACAGCAACCGAAGATTCATCATCAGCGGCTCCAGTCATCACTTTTAAGAGAAACAGTTCTAGTCCAGCAGATGCTGACTATCTTGGACAGATCAAGTTCAAAGGTGAGAATGACGCAGACCAAGAAGTCGTGTATGCCGAGATAACAGGTAAGATACTTGACGCCAGCGATGGCACAGAGGACGGCATCATAGAATTCGCACACAAGAAGGCAGGGTCAAACGTAATCACAGGAAGCTGGAGATCGGACTCACTACAATTACTGAACGGTACCTCACTGACAGTGGCGGGTGATACCACAGTAACAGGGTCATTGACTGCCGACGGTCTCAGTTATCCAACATCGGATGGGAGTGCAGGACAAGTAATAAAGACAGATGGGTCGGGTAATCTAAGTTTCACAACAATATCTACCAACTCAATATCACAGGGTGACTCAAACGTAACCGTGACGGATTCAGGCACAGGTTCAATCACCATAGACGCGGATGGTAGCACAATAATCACCATGAACGCCACCACGGCTTTAGACGCATCCGCAACGACCAACGCCATGAGACTGCCTAACGGTACGACGGCACAGAGACCAAGCGGTGCGGTGGGTGAGATAAGATACAACAGTTCAACGGACACCATAGAGGGCTACACCACGGCGGGAGGCTGGGCACAACTTGGTGCCACAAGTTCAACGTCTGAGAACACTGACGACACAGCAACCGGAAATGCAACAGCGATCAGCACCACAGAGAAAGTTGTAAATCAATTCACAACCAGTAGTTTTGACAGTGCTTGGTACTTGACAGTGACCAGGGACGAGATCAATGACCAAGTGGCAACTGCAAAACACAGTCTGGCACACAACAATTCAGCCGCAGTCGTTTCAACATCACACATCATGAGGAGTGATACTACTAACAGTTTCATAACAATGGACGCTGATGTCACTGGTGGTAATGCGAGACTTAAAGCCACTGGAACAAGTGTTGTAAACTCCGTGAGCTTCTACAGGATAGCACTGGGAGATAACACCTCAGCGGGCACTACAGGTAATGTGACCAATGTGATCAACGCTGATGTTGACTCTGCTTCGGAAAGTTTAGACAGTTGGGCACATGCATCATACCGGGCGGCCAAGTATTACATATCTGTTAACAACGCATCAAAGACAGAAATTACAAACATGGAGGCATTGGTTGTACATGATGGTACCACGGCATACATCACATCATATGGTGCGACTAATACAGGATCTAATGACCTTATAAATTTGACAGCGGCCATTAGTGGTTCAAATGTCGTAGTCAGTGCAACCGGTAACGAACCAAACCTGAGAGTCACTGCATACAGGATATTGTTAGCGGATGATGAGTCAGCATCTACAGGAGATAATGTCAATGTGGTTGCCGCGACCAACGTGAGTTCTACAGCCACAACAGTGGACTCGTTTGTCAATTCTGCATACACAGGTGCATTCTATGTGTTCACAGGTTACAATGCCACAGAGGGTGCGGCCAGTGCCGCGGAGGTAATGGTTGTATCAAATGATGATGCATACATTGCCGTTGGTCCAACAATTTCCACAAAAGGTACAGATCAATTGACATTCTCTGTTTCACAGTCTGGATCAACTGTAACAGTAAAAGCGGCATCTACCTCAGGAGCAAGTACAACTGTAAACGGTTACAGGGTACACATGTTGAGAGGATCAGCAGGTGCATCAACGGCAGACACAGTATTAGTATCCACGACACAAACAATATCAGGTTCAAAAACATTCAGCAGTCCACTTGCATTAACTGTGGGAAGTGATCCTTCTACTGTTACTAATAATGCACACATCTATGCGAAAGATGACTCATCCAGTGCAGAAGTATTTGTGAGGGATGAAGCCGGAAACGTTACTAAAATATCTCCACACAACGAACAAGGTGAATGGGAATACTTCTCAAGAAATACTATAACAGGTAAAACTGTTAGAGTTAATATGGAAGAAATGATAAGAGATATCGAAAAACTTACAGGTAAGAAATATATCAAAGATTTCTAAACAATCAGATCCAATATAGTCTGTAACTTACCTTTTATACTTTTGTTATTCAGTGTATTCTTAAGACCCATGTGTAGGTTTTTGGGCCAGCATTCAAACGCTGTCCAACAGTAACCTGAATGTTCCGCATTCAACTTGGGTATGAATTCAGCATCTATGGCTATGAGGTATGTGTGGAAGAAGAACTTCTGATCGTTTGACGTGAACATCTCCAGGGGTATGACTTTCTTGAACTTGGGTACACTGCCCGTCTCCTCCTCAATCTCACGCTTCAATCCCTCGAATGCACTCTCCGTGAACTTGCTCTTGCCGCCGACCAATCCCCACATGCCTTGTGTCTTACGGTCAGTCCTCTGCAGGAACAGGAAACGTTTGGTGTTTGTTGCGTAGAACATGGCTCCCGAACAGACTATGTTTTCTTTCATGCTATATTATAACAGATTAATCGTGGATTATCAAGGGGTGGTTGCGTCAGTGCCTGGATCGTAGTCCGCGGAATCGCCATCCAACACTATGGTCCATTTACCAGCGTTGTAGATTCCTTCGTAGCTCTTCAGCCAAACACCATCGTTGAACTTGTACTGTATTCCTGTGTTGAGGTTCGTGACATAGGCCTGTGTGCTGTCAGGATCCGATGCGTCCCACACCACGTCCCATTCTCCGCTGTTGGCGTCCCATTGTATGATGTCGTTCTTGCTGGCGGGTGCGTGCCTCCACCTGGCGGAGAAGAAGTAGCCCTCCTCGTCAGCGGATCTGTTAGTGTCTGAAGCGTACTCGTCATCCTGTGCCGTGGTCTTGCCAACACGTTTCGCTGGGTCACCTATGTCCTCCGTTATAAGGTATCTCACACCGTCCGTGGGATTGACGCCTGGATCAAATGTCAAAGGGTTTATGATCTTGCTCACGGCGGTCAGTGTGTTTGCAGGGATGGTGTCCTGATCGATGGTGTACAACAGGATGGTGTCATCCAGTGTGGTTGTGGCTATCGTGCCTATGACCTCGTTGCCGTTTGGTTGTGTCAATCTTATCTGTGACGTGCCATTCACCACCCTGCCGTATTGATCCAGCAGTACCTTCCAGTTGACCGGTGGGCCAAACGTCTGGAATGGATCCGCAAGTCCCGGGTCCGTCGCACCTGTGTGGAAACCATCGCCACCTGACTTGACATTGACACCCGTGGTGCCCAGTAACCTCAATTGATTGCCCGTGACCAACAGTCCAAAGTTGTTTGGCGTTATGAAACTCTGTGACATCATTGGTCCACTTATGAGACCTTTGTTTATGCCACCTTCGTCGTCGTATATGCTCATTATGATCTTCTGCACCACACCCAACTTTTTGACCTTGACCGGGGGTGAAAGCCATATGGGCATGTTGAAAGTCATCGTGGCGACGTCTATCTCTGATTCCGCACCGACCGGTATGGTCCTCGAGCTGAACGTGATGCCATCCAATTCAACATAACTGAGGCTGGTCCAGTCTATGTAGTTGTCTGACTTCTGTATCTCGAAATCAGGATTGAACAGATACAGTATCTGTTCCATTATCTGTAATTTCTGGTCCGTGTTTGAGCTGTACACGTCGGCTGTCACCTGTAACCTGAATGGTGAAGGCATGACCTTTTCAACTGTGTATCCTGCTCCCAATTCGTTGGTGTAGTTGCCGTCCGCTCCCACATTCCTTTCTCGCAAATGCTGTTTCTCTATGTGATAGGGATTCTGCATCCTTTCCCTGTCGTAGTTCAGTCCACGTATGTAACAGGCTATCTTTGGTGCGTAGTTCAGTGCGTTCTCGCTGTTGTTCCTGATTATGTTCGCCACCTGTCTAGTAGCATCTCCATAGACCACGGGCACAGCCCTCAGCGCCACTTGGTTGTCTTTGCCTCTGCCTGTTTCCACACTGAAGTTGCCCAGTATACGCATGAACTGTGTTAGGAATTTCCTTACCTGTCCTGAATAGAAGTGTAACATCGTTTTTAATTATCCGCCTTGGGTTTCAGGGCGTCCTCAAGCGACTGTCTCTGTTCCACGGTCAGACCGTTTATTGTGTCACTGCCTGTGTTGTTGACGAATCCTGTCTTCTGTGTGGATCTCGTGTCTGTGTTTGACATGTTGATCCTTACCGAATCTTCGATCTTCACCCACCTGTTGCCATCATACCTGAACAACCTGTTTGGAAGGTAATCAGTCCTCAGGAAATAGTCTCCGTTGTCCACGCCCGATGTTGGGAATGATATTCCAAAGCCTGCGGGATTACCGTTTGGTGCCACACCGTCACCGTCCAGATAGAATCCGTAGTGTGAACTTGCTGGTGTGTCTATGGTAGCGTTGACTGTCTGATCACTGCTGGCTCTGTCTTCATCCGAGTTAACATTTTCAGTCCTGATGTTGCCCCTCTCATCTATGGGTGCGACGTAATATTGTTTGTAGTTGAATCCTGCTCTTGGAGAATCCGCTTCCGCCTGTGCAAGTACTTGGTCTGAAATGGTTTTCTCCCTGTTGTATGTGCTCATGTAACTGGCCATTGATCCTGCTGTTGTGGCATCTCCCAGTATGTCCTTGAACTCCTGTGAATCGACCAGTGTTTTCATTTTCAACCTAAGCAGATGTGGCCACCATGTCTGTGAGAAACCTTCCGCGGCCCTGTTAACATCTTCCACAACGTAATATCTTTTCAGTGCGATCGGCACACTCTCGTCTAGGGAATAATCTTCCTTCATGTGTGGGAACTCTATCACATCTCCACTCATGGGTTTCCTGCCAATCCTCTCAACAATGTCATTCATATGCACTGTTAAAAACAATGTGTCATTCTGTAGGAACATTCCAAACTGCGATAGGTTGAAGTCTGCGTCTTGCACATTGTATATGCCCCTGACGACGTACACGTCATCTGAATATTTCCTGTCCCTGTTCTCAAGGAACAGTAGATCCTGTATGGTCCTCTCATTGAGGCTGTCTCCGGAATACTGAGGTTGTGTTGGAGACGCGGCACCATCCTTGTTGGTGTCGCCCTGATCGTAAGGTCCCAGGTATTTGTGCAGGTGTAGATCCGTGCCACCCACTGTGAACATCTCCCTGATGTTGCGATCGAAGAACTTGTAGTCGTTGCCCTTTTCAGGCTTAAAAATGGATAATCTTGGCATGTCATACATATTTATTGCACAGGTAAAGGTAATAAATATGAGTATGTCAGAACTACAAACAGGACAACAGGAAATTTTCGATTACGTCAAGAACAATCTCGGCGACGGGATGATTGACGTTGAATTAGACCCAAAACACTATCAAACGGCACTGGAAAGAGCAGTGAACAAATTCAGACAGAGATCCTCAAACGCAGTCGAGGAGTCATACGCATTCTTGGAGTTGAAGAAGAACCAAAACAGTTACATACTGCCAGACGAGATAGTAAATGTGAGAAACTTGAACAGAAGAACAGTTGGTTCAAGGACCGAAGGTGGCGAGGGCGGAACATTGTTCGAACCTTTCAACCTGGCATACACAAACACATATCTGCTGAG